AACATTGATACGTCGAACATCGCTGACCTGAACGAGGTCGAGCGTCTCGTCAAGTTCCACTCGTCCATGATGGGCGACGTCCGTACTCGTGCCAAGGCGATGCAAGAGGCGGGCGAGGAACTGCACAAGAACGGCACTCTGCCGATGGCGGTCGGGACTCGCTTCACTACTAGCAAGGGTCGCGAACTCGGTCAAGGACCGTGGGAAGTCATCGGCCACTATGTCGACTCGAAAGACCCCAACCGCTACGGCTATTGGGTCCAGCGCGGTAAAGAAGGCGTTGACTTCGAGAAGACGATGCTGATGGTGTCTGACCCGGCTGCCGATGCTCGTACTGCTAAACTCGGACGCAACTATGACCGTGCTGCCGACGTTGCTGAGTGGAAGCCGCTAGGCGGACCCCGTGGGCTGAAGGCCCTCTTTAAGGATGAGCAAGGCTCTGTGCCGGGTGGTGACACGCCTCCCGAGCCGACTCGTCGTGACCGCATCAAAGCTGCCACCGAGGCGCTGTCTGACGTAGAGCCGGGCGGGTTCAAGACCCTCCGTCCCTTCGAGAACGACGAGCCTGACTACTACCGCTTCCGCCATGTGACGGACGACGGTAAGGAAATCACGGGGACTTATCACTACAACCCTGAAGAGGGGGTGATTGACAACTTCTCGATTAACTCGGCTGAAGGCTCGAACGGCAGTGGTCCTGCGGCTATCCGCCGTATGGCTCGCCAGCTTCAGGAAGCACACCCCGAGGCGAAGTCCATCAAGGCGTATCGCACGACTGGTGGCCGCGTCTCCGAAGAGTTCGTAGAAATCCCTCTCACCGCTCTCCGTGAGCGTCGGAAGGTTGGCTCCATCGGTCCGGGACAGAACATCGTCCCTGAGTCTCTCGAACACTTCCCTGTTGCCGAGCAGCCGTCTCGCTCTCGTTCCGATACGGAGCAGGCTGGTGAGCAGCTTGGGCTAGACGAAGACAACTTCGCTACTGACGGCAAGATTGGTGACGTGGCGGCTGTCGCTGCCCGTGGCCAGCAGATTGTCCGTGAGGCGGGGCAGGCTCTGCTCGACGCTGTCAACACCCACGGTCCGGGCTCTGATGAGTACGCCGAGGCTGTCGAAAGCTTCATCCGTGCGGCTAACGCCCACTCGGAGAACTCGTCCAACCTTGGTCGTGGTCTACAGACTCTGAACAACGAACTGTCTGCCGCCGAGGCTCATCGTCTTGGCGAACTGGCTTCGAACCCGGCGACTGTCGATAAGTTCGTCAAGCTGGTTGAGCAGCACATCGACGACCCTGAGGCTCTTGAGAAGATTGCCCGTGACGCGGTGAAGCCGACGTTGCGTGACTTCATCTTCTCGTATCGGTACAACATGATGTTGTCCGGTCCGAAGACTCACGTCTACAACATCGGCGGTACGACGGGCAACCTGATTACCGATATGCTGATGCATGGCGCTGCCGTCCCTGTCGATGCCATCCGTGGCCTCTTCGGGGCGACTGACCGAGTAACCGCCCGCGAGTTCGGTGCCCGTCTGGCAGGTCTTATCGAAGGCGCTAAGGCGGGTGCGAAGTCTGCCAAGACCGCTTTCAAGGAAGGCCGTCCTGCCGACGACCGCTCTCGCGCCGATATGACGCGGGGCAAGGTTGGCAAGTGGGAAATCCCTGTCAAGCTTATCTCGGCTGAAGATGACTTCTTCCGCTCGGCTGCCTACTACTCGAACGTCCGTGGTGCCGCAGTACGTAAGGCTATTGAAGAAGGCCAAGAAGGGGCCGACCTCGATGCCCGTATCGCTCACCTGACCGAGCTTGCTCTCCTCCCGAAGAAGGAGTTGCAGCGGCTTCGGTTGAACGACGAGACGGCGATGCAAATCGTTAAGGAAAGCGAAGAGTACGCCAAGCGTATGCGCTTCCAAGACGACCCGTCAGCCCTCGGGCAGGCGATTGAGAACCTCCGTACCCACAAGCCGAAAGAGACTCCTCTCAACGCTCTCGGTAAGGACCTCCTCACGCTTGCCGTGCCGTTCGTCCGTACGCCTGACAGTCTTGTCCGGACTGCCCTACGCTACTCCCCGCTCGGGATTATCGAAGGCAAGAACTGGGAAGACATTAAGGCTGGTGGCGCTCGTCGTACCCTCGCTTTGAACCGGGTTGCCTTCGGGTCTGCCGTCTCTGCCTACGTCCTGTCGAAGGTATTCGACGGCGGGATTACTGGCGAGGGGCCGTCCGACTTGAAGGTCCGTCAGGCGATGGAGGCCGAAGGCTGGCAGCCTAAGTCAATCTGGAACCCGGTAACGCAGAAGTATACGTCGTACGAAGGCTTGGAGCCTCTCTCCATCGGCCTCTCTACGATTGCTACTACTGCCGAACGCTGGAACGAAGTTGACGGCAAGACCTACATCGGGACTGCCGCCCTCACTGCGATGAACTTCGCAGAGTCGGTTCGCAACGTCTCGTGGCTCGAAGGGCTCAACGACCTGATTGGCATCCTCGATGCCGCTCCGGGTCAGAAGCTTGCCGAGGCGGGGAACTTCACTGCCAACATCGCTTCGTCGTTTGCCGTTCCGGCTGTTGTCCGTCAGGTCAATCAGACGTACGTCGACCCTGTTGTCCGCGACACTCGTGGCGACGACAGTATCGAAGACCGTGTTGTCAATCGCATTAAGAGCGGTTGGCCCGGCATGTCTGACGACCTTCCGGCTCAGCTTGACGCTCTAGGGCGTGAGCAGCGTCGTGGTGACGCCCTCGGCCCTGACCTTCTGTCTCGTGCCATTACTCCGTACGAGTACGACAGAACGATTACTGATGAGCTCTCGCGTCTGCGAGGGACTGACCCCGAAGGACGCCCTGTCGTCAACGAGGTCGATAAGTCTCTCGACACGGCGGAGTATCCCATCGGACGTCTGACGGCTCAGGAGCAGCACGACTACCAGATGGTGACGGGCGCGTTCTTCTCGACCATGATGGAGGAGGCTATGCAGTCTCCCGAATACAAGGCCCTGACGGACGACGAGAAGCGGGTAGAAGTCGGGAAGATGATGAAGCAGGCCCGTGAGTGGGCTCGCGAAGACGTCTTCCTAGCCAACGCCGAAGAAGACACTGAGGCCGATGCCGGTGAAGAAGCAAGTCCCCAGAACGAGGACACTAGCGACGACTCCGGTGAGGAATTCACGGCTGGCATCCCAACCTCCATGCGACGGACTGTCGACGGGAATAGGGCTGTAGGCGGAGTTGACGACTCGGCTCACCTCGACGGTGACGCCATCGACTTCCTTCCCGCCGACGGTGTTTCGTGGGAAGAGTTGGTTGCGGAGGCGAAGCAGTTCTTCGGGGCTGAAGCCTCTGTCGGTATTCACGGTAAAGGAAGTAATAAACATGTCCATGTACAACTCCGTGGGATGGGCCTGCCCCTGTATGGGGAGCGCGGCACGATATGACGCAGGGTGAACGTATCACCGCATTAGAGACTGAAGTCCGTTATCTTAAAGACGAACTTCGAACTATGAACGGAAAGCTAGACGACCTCCTGTCCTTAAAAGCCAAGGGACAGGGGGCTTTCTGGCTCGCAACGACTATCTTTGGTACTTCATTCGCCGTCTTTATCTCTTATGTTGTGAGTTATTTCAAATGAAAAAGTTCGTTGCCGCTCTAGCCGCACTAGCTCTGTCTGTTCCTAGCCCGTCTGTCGCTACTGATACTGGGCTGAACACGAGTGCCGTCGTCCGCATCGAATGCGAGAAGGCGACGGGGACAGCCTTCCATGTCGGCAAGGGCGTGTACGTAACTGCTGCTCACGTCGTCGAAGACTGTGTCGATATCATTCCTCTCGTCGCGTACTCCGCCCCCGAGAGCCTCGACTACGCAGTCTTCCTCGGCCCTGTCATCGAAGACAAGTTCGAGGTGAAGTGCGACGGCTTTGAGCCGAAGAAGGAATACCTCGCTATTGGCTACGGCTTCGGCTTTGAAGAGCCGATGTACCAGCCTTGGATTGCGTCGTCTTTCTCGCAGGACGGTTATCGGTCGTTCATCGGTGAAGCCATCCCCGGCATGTCTGGCGGCCCTGTCCTCGACAAGGAAGGCAAGGTCCACGGCATCGTCAACATGCGTTGGCCTGCCCGCTCTCAGGAGCTTCGCGACACCGTACTTTGTGAGGACTAATCATGGGTATCCCAATTCTAGGTGACATAATCGACAACGTCTTTGGGAGCGTGACCGACATTGTGTCGGAAGCAATCGTCGACAAAGACAAGAAGATGGAAATCCAACTAGAGTTGGAGCGGATTAAGGACCTTGCTAACGAGCGGGTCCATCAGGAAATGCTCGCCCAGTCGGCTACGAATACAGAGGAGGCGAAACACCGCTCAATCTTCGTAGCTGGCTGGCGACCCTTCATAGGGTGGGTGAGCGGCGCTGGTGTAGCGTGGACGTTCATCCTCGGCCCTGTGGCTGAGTGGGTGTCGCGCCTCGCTGGCTGGCAGGGCATGATGCCGGTGATAGATGCGTCGCAGTTGATGACGCTCGTCCTTGCGATGCTCGGCGTTGCCGGTCTGCGGTCGTACGACAAGAAGAACGGGACGTCAGACGACACCCTTCCGATGTTCCGAGACAAAAAGAAAGGGGAGCCGGAGAACATTCTCCCTCCCCTCTACTCTGCTGAACTGCCGGAGGACGCCCCGTGGAGCAAGTAATTAGGCTGCTCGAAGAAGCGCTGCGCCTCCTAAGAAAAGCCCAACTGGCAGAGCCAGCCCGAGTGTCGCCAGTAGCACCGACCGCCACACCATCAGTAAGTCATCGAGAAATTGCTTGGGGCGCACATGTATCTCCTACGTTTAGGGACCGGGTTTGGTGGATTGCAGACACCTTGAGACTCAACCCTGACGACCTCATGGCGTGTATGGCGTGGGAGTCTGGCGAGACGTTTCGTCCAGACATAAAAAATGCCGCAGGGTCAGGCGCGACCGGACTAATCCAGTTCATGCCTAGCACTGCGGTTTCCCTAGGGACGAGTACAGCCAAGCTGGCTCGTATGTCGGCGGAGGACCAGCTAAACTATGTCTACAGGTACTTCCGACCCTTCGCCGGACGACTTAACAACCTCGGCGATATTTACATGGCTATTCTGTGGCCGAAGGCCGTTGGCCAGCCTGACTCGTATGTCCTTTGGGACAAGGGCAAGAGCCCGACGACCTTTAGACAAAACGCAGGACTCGACATAGATAAAAACGGGAAGGTAACCCGGAAAGAATGTCTCAGTAAAATCCTCGGCAAACTTGAGAAGGGTTTGCAACCTACCCATCGCGGTTAGTCCTACAAATAGAAAAACCCCCGGCGGCTTAATTGCTACCGGGGGTTTTTTCATGTCTTACGCAAACAGCCCTTCGACGTGCGCCCCGACTTCGGAAGCCGATGCCGCAAAGTACTGCTGATTGATGTTGTCCTTATAGTCGTACTTGCCGTTCACGACAGCCGGACCAGTTACATACTGGTTGAAGCTGATTAGGAAGCCGTTGGCAATCTGCGTCACCGATAGGCTGCGCTGGACTGTGTCCGTCCGGTACTCGACAGCTTGGGTTTCGCAACAATCTTCGTCGTACATATTTCTCTCCTAGTTTAGACGGGTTACTTCAATCGGCTGCTCGCCCCACGGAACATCGCCCCGTAAGTAGTTCTTCAACTCCTCGACGTCGCCTTGATACTCGTCAAATTCCTCAAGGAATGCCGAGATATCGCAGCGGTTGATTGCCGTCGCAAACGCCGGACTGGCCGGACGATATATGACGAACGTATCGAAGAACTGGACCTGATAAATCAAGTCCTGCTTATCCGTGTAGTAGTGGTAGTACATTTCAAAGTCGACGTCATCCGACGTGGTGTAGTCAGTCACTCTCTCTCCTCAATCGGGATAGCAGCCTTGGGGGGCGGATATCCGTACATTCTCTCTAGTGTTTCCTGTGCCTGTGCGAGAGCCCGCCAAGCGACCTTAACGTCGTGGAGAACATCGTCGGTGTCGACGTGTCCGCAGTCGATTAGGTGCTTGAGTATCTTGTCTCGATGGTTGGCCGATTTGGTCCTATCCCAATGCATGGGCTTATCAGGGTGGTGTTGCTTAGTAGCCAAATACGAAAGGCGCGACACCTCGGCGATTGCGTTCGGGAAGTAGTCGATGCAGCCTTCTGCAATTGGGTATTCATTACGCTTCTCGGCGTCCACGGGTAATGAGACTCTCGACAACGTTGTTTCCTCCCATCCATTCACATATTTGGTTATCGTATCGAAGCACGGTTGGTACAAACTGGTACATGACATCCCAACGAACGTCCTCGTTATCTAGGAGGATTGCGGTCTTCGCGCCCACTCCGTACGTTGCATACGTGATTTCCATGTGTCCCGATTTACCAGCAGGCAGCACAAGTAGAGCATGAGTAGCACGGTCCAAGTGGCGTTTATCAAACGCGAAGACGTTCCGTGCGGCGTGGCCCTCAAGAGCCTGCTCATAAGTCCTTCCACGATTTTCTTCATATTCTTTCCAGAAGTCATCGGCCTCAGGGCCCGCTGCGAACCAATCGTCGAAGACCTCGACGTCAGGCATTTCTGCCCGAAGCCGCTTGGCGAGTTCAGGAATACGTGCGTTCCTGAGACTCCCGATTAGGTAGAGCATCTTACTCAACGGGGCATTCCTCCGCCTGAAAGAAAGCCTTCAGGGCGCGACCAAGATACTCTTCTGCATCGAGGTCGAACACCTGATGCTGCGTCAGGTAGTCGAAGAGTGTCTTCGCTGCCTGTGCCTCTGTCGGTTCATTATCGTTCATTCTTCTTCCTCACTCCAATCATTTCCTCGATATCTTCGAGGTTATCTTCAATCTCGACTTCAAAGGCATCGACAATGTCGGACGTCTTGATTTGGAGAAAGTCTACCAAATCCGCCGCATCGAAATAGTCGGCAATCCTCTCTCGCGTCTCTTTATCCAACATCGTACTCAACCACTTCCATTTCAACTTCGGCGAAGAACCCCTTCACCTTCTCAAATTGTTCGCCCCATCGTGATACCAAGTCGTCACTAGGCTTGTAGTAGACGACACGCTCGATGCCCGCTTGGATGAGGACTAGAGCGCAATTGGTACACGGTGGAGCGGTTACGTATGCAGTACAGCCTTCGACGGACGCCTTAGCGTTCAGCACGGCATTAACCTCGGCATGAACGGTTCGAGAATACTTCGTCGGCTTGTCGGCATACAGTTCTTCATTATCGACCATTCCGCGTGGGAAGCCGTTGTAGCCTAGACTGACGACAGTCAGGTCAGGGCGAACGATTACTGCGCCGACCTTAGTACTCGGGTCCTTGGACCACATTGCGGTTCCCCGCGCTATGCCTAGGAAACGTCTGTCCCACTTGTCACACATTAGATTTTGCTCCTCGAACCATCCTGCCAAGAGCCGCAATCCTGACACTGAAGTCGCTGGATTTTGAAGCCCTTCGTACGACGGAAGCCGCGCTTCTGAAGGTTAGTGCCCTCGCAAGCCCCGCAAGCGCCGATACCCGTCTTGTCGCCAAGGTGGGGGTGATTAGCAATGTACGGTTTGATGAGGGTGTAGACACGTTCTAGGAGTGTGACGTCGCCCTTGCAGTACGTCGTCATTCTCTTCTGTGCAGCCGAGTCACCTTCGTCGACCTTCACCCAGAGGTCAAAGCCTTCGTTTTTCACCTTCTCCCCGACTTCGAGGAACGGCCCGATGAACGCCAGCTTGTTCGACTGGAAGCCGAGCTTACGGACGTGCTTCAGGACGTCGATGCTAGTCACCGGAGGGGGTGGAGCCAGCCCTTGAAGTAGGAACTCGCCACGCAACTTCTTCAAGTCGAAGCTGTCGCCGTTGTACGTCACGACGGCATCCGCCTCTGAGATAAGCTCGTGGGCTCGGGCAATCATTACCTCATGCCCGTCGTCCCAATCTGAGTGGAAGTGCATCTTCTTTTCGTCGAGGAACTTCGCTGCGAAGCAGATGGGTGCAGACGGTTCAATCAACTGGTTGAGGGAAATGTTCTGGTCGAACAGTCCCCAGACGTATGCCTTGGCTGGCTTCGTCTCAATGTCTAGAGTAAGTACTCTCGCCATTATTTCGCTTTCCGAGGCTTACGCCTTCTTTTCTTGGGCTTGGGAGGAACGAACCATCCGGTCCCTACCTCTAGATAATCAGCCATTCTCCGGAGCAAGTCCGGGTCACGGTGCCGTCCGATTACCCTATGATTGCAGTAGCGACAAAGGACTCCCCTTATCTCTCCTGACTTGTGGTCGTGGTCGACAGCTAGGAACTGTCCTTCGTCTTCTGCCGTCTTAGGACACAAAGCACAGTGTCCGTCTTGTCGCTGAAGCAACTCCTGATATTGCTCGGGAGTAATTCCATAAGTTCGTCGGAGACGATAACTTCTTGCAACTTCACTGGCGTTGGGTTTCCCACTCACTTTCCCTTCCCTCTGTAGACACGACAACCGTGGCTATCGAGATAAAAGGTTCCATACAACTCTACTTGACAGTTGTCGCAACCACACCACTTCTCGTTTCGAGGGTCGTCGTCCCATCGAGGAACGGGAGTCGGTTCCCATTTGCAATTAGGCTTGCTCAACTTTTGGCTCCCTCTTGACCTCCGTTAACCAGACAGGGCCGCGAGAGTAGAAGTACTTCTTCAACCCCGTTCCGTCGTTTGCGTCAGACCAACAGTCGTCCTTGAACTCGCAGTAACTGCACCCGAGGCCAAGCTTCATGTTGCCCGATTTGCCTTCCGGAACTGCCGGATAACAACGCTCGGGCGGCGTAGATGAATTGACCACCTCCTTCAGATGAGCAATACGCGGTCCGGGCGGGTTGCCCTTCAGCGTCAGTTCGTCTACTTCTGCGAAGCAGATATCCCCGTGGACTTTATCAGCGACAAGAAATCCTGCTCTATCTGTTCGATTGAGAGCATGAGCGTATCCACTGATTTGGGGGATATAACCAAATGGGTCTTCAAAGACGAAGCTACCGTCTTTAAATTTCTGAAAGCTGTAGCTAGATGCAGACTTGCAATCGACTGGTATTCCGTCGATGCAAGCGTCAGTGTATCCGCCGATGCCATCAATCTCTACCCTATGTTGAAGGTGAGTGACCTCATGCCCGCTTTCCTTCGCAAGGAAGAGCAGCAGGATTTCAATCGCGTCACCGTAGAGGAACTTGAATT